ACTATCGTTGTATCTATTTACTATGAGCTCTGGATAGCTTATGAGTATTCTATCAACGAATCCGTTCTCTTTATTACTCCCAGTGGTAAAGTCTTCAAATACTCCAGGCTGAATACCACCAAGGACCGGAAGGAATGGTTTATCTACGAATGCAGACTTGGATGTTTTTCTGTTGAGTGAGATGCTTGTTCCTGACCATGTGGACAGCCAGAACTCCAGATCAGATCCTTGTCTGTACTTGTTCATGTCCTTAAACCATCCTGCGAGCTCATCCTTGAATACACCTACTGCATTAGGATTCTGCTCATGTAGATCTACCAATGCCTCCAAAGTAATATCATTGACCAGGAACTGTCTTGATAAAGGCTTTTGAATCTCTTCAGCATATTGTTTCTCTTTCTTATCCAAAGCTTCATACTCTCTCCATTTAGCATATTGCTTTGCATAGTCCTTCTGCTCCTTGACATTTGCCTCACGCAGTGGATATATCACTTGGTTAATACTAGGAGTTTTTCCTATACCAGGCTTACCTACTATTGCGAGCCACAGAGTTGCTATCTCCTGCCATCCTGACTTTACCTCAATCTTGATAGAGTTACCAATGATTAGAGAAATCATCCAAAGGAATGAGCTGCCCATAAAGTCAACAGATAAACCAAGAGTCTGATCTGATAGGAGCATGTACTTCTGAATGTTATCAGGAAAGACATCTATTGGAAACTGTATTCTCTCAATTACATCCTTAGCTATTGGCTCCTTAAACTTAACCTCAGGTACTTGCCTGGTACCATAACCTTGCTTATACAGATCAGATGCAGCTCTGTTAAAATCTCCATTGTGATTCTTATAGGCATAGATAGCGAATGGACTAAGCAGCTGCTCATTAGGATAGATGGTGCCAGTACTGAAGAGATACATACATCCAGAATCTTTGTAAACATAGCCCGAATGAGGAGATGTGGCTCCATGTCTTCTGATGATATAGCTTTGTGTTGTGTTCCTAACTATTACAAAATCATCTTGAATGAGATCCATTGCAGTATGTCTGCTGTTGTAATCAGCCCATGGAGTAATCTTCTCACCTTTGTACTCTGATTTCTTTGGCTCATCTGGAGCTATCTCATTGACATAATTAAATGTTTTACTTATGGACCATATGATCTCTCTCTCACGTTCAGTGATATAATCAATCTGATGGTATTGCCTATTTGTGATAAAGGATTCATATAGGACCACCATGCCTCCCACTCCTCTGCTTTCACTGATAGCCTCTTTTTGATCCTTAAGACATGCTATCTTAGTATTTCCTGATGGCTGCTCACATTTGTACAGAATGTGATATCCTGCATTCCTGGTCTTAGCTATCACTACCTTATCCTCAAAGTCCTCAATATTGTCCTTGATGAATGATAGGTATTCTTGCCACCATTTTTTTTGTTGTTGTAGACCTACTATAACCTTGAGATCTATATCAATTACCTCTACATCATTGTATCCGGTAACTAGTCCAAAGAGAGGACTATTCAAAGACTCTACATCATCAGGAGATCTATTACTTGTCTGGTATTGTTTCCAAGATCCTATTGGTCTCTTGTCTTGGTCTACAGGAATTATGGAATAACCCTGTCCTGCCAATTTTCTTAAATAGCTTTTATTTATCATAGTGATTGCAAATATATAAATTATTTCATCTGTGTCACATGTGGGACATATGTTCCACCAAATGTCCCACTAAATGTCCCACATTTTTATTGATTATCAATTAGTTAAGAGCAAATGTCCCAATGTCCCACTATTTTTAAAAATTATTTTTTTTTTTGGTTTTAATTTTTCCAATTATTCTAAAAGCAGTGTGACATGTGGGACATGTCCCACTTTCTAAATATAGAACTCAACCCATCCTTGTATCTGATTTACAAATGAATACGGCTTATATATCCTAAGCTTGTGACTCACTCGCTCAATGGGACAATCAAATTCATTACGGAGCATTGCGATGTCCTTCTCAATTATTGACTTGCTCCATTCCTTATCCATGATGTAGGAAATTTTGTCTCTAAGCTGATAGATATTGTACTCTCTTTTTTGCAGCATGTAGACAATAATGCTCATGCGCCTGATTTTATCTCTCATATTGTACTTTGGCATTAAGTTAAAATTTGCGATTATAGGAGGTTTTTAAACTCTTCCCTAGTCATAACATCATTAAGCTTGCGAAATGCGCTCACATCGACTGCTACAAAGCGAATTGATATTCGGGATCCTGGGACTCCATCCAATGCTTGTGCTGTCGTATTCCATAGAGCACAGTGCAGTGTGATATCTTTAGGATCCTTCCAGTCTCAGAGAGATTGAAATATCTGTTCAGTTGATACATCATGAATTGTCTTTGATATACAGTTTCACGCTTTCTACTCCTAACTGTAAGATCGTACTTATTTACCAGTTCAATCAGTTGATCTTTGTTCATAGATTTAAATTTTTAAGTATTTTGTAAAGTACATTTACTACTATTGAATTTCCAGCTTGTTTGTATGCTTGTGAGTCTGATACAGGCCAAGTAAACGTATCAGGAAAATCCATTAAGCGAAAACATTCTCGCGGTGTTAATCGTCTTATTCTTGTGTTTTGAATTGTTGCTTGATTACAAGCTGTGTCTAAAGTTTGTGCTAATCCTTTACCAACTCTACCTCTTCGTGTTTCGCTATTCGGTACACTAAAATTTATTGAATCACCTTCTGTTGCATCTTCATAGCCTTTTGATGTGGCTGATTTTACTTTAAGTAATTTCATTCCTCCGTGTTCATTTCCATCTCCACGAGCTAATAAACAACTTGCAACTTCATTTCCTTCGTACATATTGTCTCTTAACGGATTCTGTCTTGAGTTCCAATTAGATATTAATTCTATTTTATCCTCACTCAAAAAATATTTATCATCTACATCACTTTCAAGTACGTCTTTCAATCGTTTATTTAAATGCTCTTCTTTTGGAAATTGAAAAATATTGTCTTGATCATCCCGAATTCCAATTAAAAAAACACGTTCACGATTTTGTGGAACTCCGTGATGCTTTGCGTTCAATACTTTCCAATAGATATGATACGGAACTGAATCTTCATATGGAAATATTACTGGAACTCCATTGACTGATTTTCCTCCCAACATATTCACCCATTCTTGAAACGTTTTACCATTGTCATCAGAAAGCAATCCTTTGACATTCTCAAAAATGAAAAAACGTGGTTTGTTTACTTGGATGAATTCGTGAGAATTAAAAAACAAAATCCCTCTTTTATCGTCTTTTCCTAATCTCTTCCCGGCTAAACTAAATGCCTGACAAGGTGGCGATGTCATATAAACATCTAAACTTTCTTTTGGTATCTGACGTTTATAAACATTTGTCGGATAGTATTCCGGTTCTCCGTAATTGTGAATGAATGTTTGCCGTGCGTATTTATCCATATCACAAGCGAATATTTCTTTGTATTCGATGCCTAATCTAATCAATGCTTGATTAAATGCGCCTACACCACTAAAGTCTGATCCTACAGTTATCATATCCTTTCAACTTTCTTGATTAACGGAGGCCACATATCAGCTTTCTTGATTGCATCCTCCTTGCAGTTTGCTTTAATTGTCTTGTATCCTAACTGCCATCCAGATGGCCCTTTGAACTTATACGTTATCTTCCACATCTGTAAGTCTGATATAAAGGCCGAAGGCCATTAGTACTGTGATTGTGATAGCCACTCCAATCCATCCGGTAAAGTACCAGAGTAAAGTCCAGAATGTGATGCCTATTGCGAGCCCTCCTAACATCAGAGCCAATAATTTCAATTTTGCTTTCATCTTAGTATTCTTTTGCCTTGCATAAAGCAAGATATAATTCAACATTAAATGATCCATCTTTTTTCCACCAGGTGATCATACTTCTCACTGGAGTTCTAAATGGAGTGAATCTATTCTCCATCTGTTTCTTCTGCTGTTTCTTTTTCATAGCCTGTTCCGTTACATTTATCACATTTCACTTCTTCGTAGCATCCTCCGCAGCACATGCTTGCAGGCATACTGCAGTTAGGTCCAATCTTTACGCGACCTTCACCTTCGCACCATTCGCACATTACTGTATACATAGCCTTGAGATTTCACCGGTTATCAATGAGTAGCTCTTTAGCAGCATCTTGATCTTATCCTCAGAGAGTTCAATCTTTGCTTTGTTCTCAAGCAGTTCGTTTCTGTTGCACATAGGGATGATCCATGCATCACGCAGTCCGATAAGTCTCTTGAGCTCATCTTGCTCATCAGAGATCTTGTCCCATAGGTCCATCCGTATGGACTCCATGTTCTCAATTTGTTCTAGTTTGTTTATCATAGCTGTTATGTTTTGAGCTTCAAAGATAGCTATAGTTTTTATATGTGCAAATTTTTATGAACATATTTTAACATAAAAAGAAAACCCCCACATTTCTGTGAGGGCTAACTACTATGATAAAAGCTATTCGGCAACAGCTCGGTAAAGTTACAATAATTTTATTAATGATACTATTTCTATAGCTTCTTGTTCAGCCCAGGTGATAAGTTCTTCCTCATCCTTATGCAGCTCAAATGACATGTGCATCATCTCATGCATGACCAAAGCTGTAGTATGAACATCATCAGTACACCTGGATAGATTGATGAATACAAAGTGCTTGCCATCCTTTGGAGATACATTGCACCATCCTGCTATATAAGCCTGCTCAGTATTATTAAGATGATCCTTGCAATCAAAGACATTAAGGCCATGCATATAGTCTACATCAAAATAGTCAAATACATCACATGGACATTCACTCATGAGCAGCAAGTACTGCCCTCTGTCATATTCATACATTCTGATAGATTGTACCTTTCTTGCCTTTGATGGCTTTTAATACTTGCTTTCTATTCTTGGAGCTATAGCTATAGCTTACATGTACCCAGTCAGGATTGCTATCTGTTCCAAACTCCCAGATAAGCTGATCAAACTCAAGATTATCCTTGATATAATCAAAGATCTGTTTGTTGGTGATCTTACCATATCGATCAGAATCTAGGTCCATTGCCTCTCCTCTGCAATGCTGACTTGAGCTTGCGCCCTTAATTGCTCGGTTAAGTGCTAGGGATCTATAGCCTGATGAGATATGAATAGGCACAGTGAAGTGCTCACGTACCTTCTGGAAGACTTTCTCGCATAGTAACTTTGCAGATGCCAGGTGAACTGCATCCTTGATAGTATTATCTATTCCGTTACGCTTAGCTGTATCAGAATGACAGAACTCTTCAAGAGATACATTCTTACTTAGCTGCATCCTCTTTAGTCAATTGGCTTAATGTAGCAGTGACAGATCCTACAGCTATCATATAGCCTCCGGCTGTTATCAATGCAGCAGGCAATGCCACTGGAGCTGCTATAATAGCACCACCGATCACACCGAATGCGATACCTATCTTCTGGACCTTCTTCCAAAAGTCTGGAGTCTTAGACTGCCATCTTTCTTTTAAATTCATATCTTGTTTCTTTGGGGATGATTGCTTCAGTAGATGCTTGAAAAGTTTCTTTTCCTTTCTTTTCTCTTTCCGAAGCTTGATTCTTGTACGAAGATTCTTGAAGGCACTCATATAGTCTCTGTTCTACTCTTTCGATTTTTTCATCTTGTTTCAGCATTCGGTTATTCAACCAAAAAACGCACAAACAAAGCAAGGCTGTGATGCCATGCTTTTTCAACAGTGTTGCCATACTTACTGGATCCATACTATAATATGGAATCTTGTTTCAGTAGAAATACGTAGTATTAATAAATTTTATTCAGAATAAATATGTCACTATAGATGTTGTTTCCTGTAGCAGCAGCTCCCCATTGAGCTGTTACATTTAATATATTGGAAATTGTTGTATCAAAAGTTGTGCTGTTCACTGAATTGAATCCAAATCCTTGAACAGATGCGTTATTTGTTTTTGTATAATGAAATGCTCCTAAAGTTACAATGGATGCTACACCAGATGCACCAATAGTTCTAATTGTAAAATCAATATTTAAAGACCACACATCATTAATAACACTACTTCCTAAATTCTGTAAACCACTATCTAAAAGAACAATAGATCCTGCTTTAACTCTAATGGTAATATTTTGATTATTAGTAGCATTCATTACACCACCAAACACAGCCCTAAAGCTATCTCCTACTTGAAATGTATTTGCCGGTATAGTTAATGTACCTACACCACCATTGATGAGACTACTTTCTACAGTCGTATTAGTAATTATAGTGCTGTTTGCACTTTGAGCAAACAAGCCATAGGAGTTTGTGGATGGAACACCTGGTATAGTTACCACAGTCTCACCTCCAGTATCAGCTGCTGTCACTCCGCTGCCTGCAAATTTTAATACTGATCTTTGAGTCAGAGCTGTGCTTTCATCCTTTACTGTCTTGTACCCTGTACTAGTTACGTTGATAGTTGTAGTTGCCATCAGATTAAATTGATATTTATTGTTTGTGCCTCTCCAGTACTGAGAGTGAATTCATCCTCTTGTACTCCATCCACGTTGATAATGTAATGCGTAAAGCAATCACATTCATCTGATGGACCTGGAGCTCCATTCTCAAAGTCATAGTTGTCATAAGGTATGTCACACCAGTTCTCATCATCAAATACATTCAAGCTGATGACCATAGTCCATCCTGCGACCATGTCCTGACCTCTGTTGATAAATGGATCTGTTGAGATCTCAGCTGTGACATCAGCAAACTCAGTCCAATGATATTGCTGCATGGTAGTCTTGATATCATTACAGATAAGCAAGCAATCTGAATGGACCTCATTGATCTGCCTATACTCAGAATGATTGTACTTGTCACAGATAGTCAATCCTATATTAACGCGAACAAACCCGGCACCCATCCCTCCAGGCTGCACAGTTGCCACACAAAGCGGATATGTAGCAGCATCTCTTGAGATGGCATCTAAGAACTCTCCTTGAAAAAAACTACCGTTTAACTGCCTGTGTTGATCCGCGATCAGCTTCAGCTCGGCCATTATTTGATTTAGAGTCCTTTCCATTTAGATATTGCTTGAGTTTGTCTATCTGTTTCTTTGTCGCTTTGAACTGCTTCATACTATCCAATTGATTGGCTTATAACCAGTATGGTCTTTACTTACGCTCTCATTACATTCATTGTCATCACAGCAGATGATGTACTCCGGATACTTTACTCCGTTATCATCCTTGAGATAACCTATTAAACGCTCTTTGTAAAAGTACGCATCTTTTCTCAGCATGTTACGCAGATTGGCTGTATTCTCATCTGTGTTAGGAGTCATAGTCTCATCATCTTGACGGCCTACAGCTTTATTGGTAAGCTTCTCATTAAGTAATGATGCAGCTCTATAATCAACGAATGCAACCAGACAAGGCACCACATAGTTATTCATTAGATCAAGATAGTCCTGTGTCCAGGTATTTGTCTCAACGCGAGTGAGCAATGCCTTGTATAAAGGAGTACCAAGAGCAGGCTGTATATGCATGTCTTGTGATCTCTTGATACATACTGCGAGGATCTTAGTATCCGTATTGCTATGGATGAGACCTAGTTTCTTTAGATTCTCTACTGATAGAAGGTAATTCATGATCTTTTTACTACTAATTGTTGTACCCAAATATGACGGCAGTATGGAGTAGATGCGCCTGTATCAGGGTTTGTATACCATCCTCCTCTATATTTCCACGCATCTCTTCCAACCCTTGAGCTGATAGTATTGATATCATCCCTGGTATATAAACGCTTTAAATCAAGTAATCTCAAACAAAAGTCTCTGCTCTTGGTAATTACCGGAGGAACACCTGGTCTCTCCTGGTAACTATACACTACCATAAACCGATCAACCGGAGCAGGCTTTTGTTCACTCACTTGCTTTCCCATTTCACTCACCTCTCCATCCTCATAGATGCCAAGGTCCACGAACTTTGATATAGTCTTTGCAATCTGCTCTATAGTTGCGCCAGTAGCCTTGGAGATAGAAGTGCTGTCCTCTCCATTGGCAAGCATTGAGAGTATGTTTCTATCAAGATCAGTCATCTGTAGCTGTATCTCACCAATAGTTGCAAACATCATGTCCTCACGCTTGAAGACCTCATCAGATGGAGTATCCCATTCGATGACCTCGCTCTTCAGAACAAAGTATTCATCAGCATTGAAACCATACTCACCGAAGATACCTATCTCATCCTTGCTGAATGTATGCTTGCCATCACAGCTCTGTACTAAAGATACTGGAAGGCCCACTATTCTGCGAGCTTGCTCTTCATTGATAGCAGGGAACGATGCCAGGATCAAATGCATGGCAGCATCAGGTAAGATCTTGCCTTCTTTAATGCTTGCAGCTATGTCTAACAGTGATGATATCTGTCCTGCACTCATGGCAGTATCTACGGGAGCTACTGGAGCTGCAGACGGAGTTGCCTCACTTACCCCGATTGGCTTCACATCTACAAGCTTCAGCACTCCTAATGATCCTGATAGTTTAGCCATGTAGTTAATCATCCACTCAATCTGTTTCTGACGGCTTTCTACATAGGTCTTCTTGTATATCTCAAATAGTGAATCTGACTCAGCTGCGTTGAATGATCCCTGTGGTGCAATACCAAAAAGAGAAGGAGCTACCACTGAGTGAGCTACAAGTATATTCTGTTGCACTGATTTCTCAGACATCTGATATCTCTCATGCAAGTTG